TTTGAGCCTGACAGATTTGCAAACAGATCTGCAGAGATGTGGTTTAATGCAGCCAGACAAATAGAGAAGGCTGACATTGTTCTGCCAGACGATGAGATCCTGCACGCACAGCTTACAAACAGAAGAGTGCAGACTACAAAGACAGGGAAGCTGAATCTGGAAAGCAAAGCCGAATGCAGAGCCAGAGGCTTCAGTAGTCCAGACAGAGCTGATGCCTTTGTAATGGCAGCCTCCTACAGCTCAGAGTTCCTAATGGATTCTGGACCTAAACAGGCAACACTAGAGGACATCTTTGCAGAAGGGTTAATGGAGCTTAATGATGAAAATCAACTACGGACACAAATGGGGATTAACATAGGATGATAAAGGTAATAAGATTAATTTTGGAAATACTAAAACAAGCTTTTGGTTATGCTAAAGAAACAGAAAAAACACAGATACGGAAGCAGGCTAGTGATCGTCGTGATAGGAAGCTGTCTGCTTTGGACAGTTGGCTGCAAAACCCCTCTAAGGTTGGACAACACGAAGAGGCTAGTGGAGATGAACCCAGAGGGATTCAGGGACGCACTGGAGAGCAGCCCAGCGGGGAGGAAGTTCGTTAAAGACAGCTTAGAAGTAATTATAGATCTGGAGTATGAACTGGAGAAATGGACAGAATGACAGAGGAACAAGAGCAACATTTAACTGAATTAACTGATACCTTCAGGCAACTCTTCACTGAAAAGTACAGGAAAGGGCAGGCTGAACATAAAGATAACTTGTGGGACAGAGTTCCGCTTGTAAATGACTCTATTGAGGAGGCTCTGGATAGCTTTGCTTATGCAGTAACACTAAAAAACCAGCTTGAGCAGGTAAAATTTCACATTGAAACAGCTAGGAATCAGTTGCAAAGTGATCCCGGCGACTGTGAAAAGCACTTGGGGAAAGCATTAGCCTTCCTTAAATAGTTCTTTTTCGCAGTTGTCATATCTGTGTAGCCGTCCTTCCTTCTGGAGGGGCGGCTTTTTTTATGACTAACGAAGAGCAAGCAGATGCTTTTTCCACAGATCTAACCAGATTAGTAAACAGATACTTGGTGGAGTTCGATATAAGCTACCCAACAATGGTAGGAGTGATTCATATGCACGCTGCTGCCTTAGCCTTGGAAGGTGTTTTAGAAAACAAAGATGAAGAAGAGGCTGACTGACTAAGATGGACAGGGAAAAATTAAACGCTAACGTATTACAAGACTTAGCAGACAGAAGCCTCTGGGATACTAGACAGAGGATGTTTTATGAGATGCGGCATCACGGTCTAAGGAGGAAAACAAAGCCTTGGCCAACAGCTTCAGATGCACACTTTCCTCTTAGTGATTCAATAATAGAAAAGTTAAAGCCACATTATTTTCAGCAACTTTTCGCTACAGATTTAATAGCTTCATTTATTCCAAATACCCCACAGGTTGCGGAACTGACAACAGCAGCAGCCCAGTGGTTTGATCACAGACTGAAACAGAAGAGCAATCTGGAAACAGAAATACTCTCAGCAATTGACTCAACTCTGGTTAGTGGTCAGGGAATAATGAAAGTAGTTTGGAATCACGCTAAAGGTTGCTTGGATTATTTTTCAGTAGACCCTCAGCATATGATTGTCCCGCCTAGCACCAGAAATCTGGAAACGGCTGACAGGATTACACAGATCAGCACCTACACAATAGATGCTTACAGAAGAAACAAAACCTTCAATCAAGACCCTGAAGTAATCGAGCAAATCATAGGAACCTATGACGAAGATTCTGGAGATTTAACTACAAGAGAAATCAAGTACCAGAGAGAAGGATTAACCTTTGACAGCAGCGGAAAGATAATAGTCTGGGAAGTTTACTACAGATGTCCTGAATCAGGTGAGTGGAGGATCTGCACTTACTCACCAGCACAGCCAGATCTCGATCTGCGTCCTGTGATGAAGATTCCGTACGCTCACGGTAAACCTCCGTTTGTAGCTTTCCCTTATGAGATAAAAGATCCCGGCTACTACAGCAGTAGAGGGGTAGTCGAACAGGTAGCAGTATTTGAGGCAGAGCTTTGTAAGTTGTTGAACGAAAAAAACGATGCAATGACATTGTTTAATCAGCCTCTCTACAGAACAAACAGGGAGATCCCAAATGCAGGCAATATTCGTATGGCTCCCGGTCAGATCCTGCCTTATGACATTCAGCCAGTAGCACAGCAATCTCCACCTATCAGTTTTGATCAGCAGATGAACCTGATGCGGGAGATAGCCCAGCAAAGGATCAGCACGCCAGACTTTGGATTAAATCAAACTCTAGCTTACCCAGAAAGAAGAACAGCTACAGAGGTTGAAGCAGTTAGCAGCCTTTACCAGCAGAGCACAGATCTGAGGATGAGAATCTTTAGGATTGCTTTAGGAAAACTTTACAGAATGAGCTGGTCGATGCTGCAGCAATATGATGCTACAGATCTAAACTACTGGTATCTGGACACAGCTCAGGAAGTGCCACAGGAGGCACTCAGTCAGAATTACAACATTCAACCTACTGGATCTGCTGACGGAGTTAATAAACAGTTCTTATTCCAGAAAGCGATGACTCGCTTGCAGATGTTCAATAATGATCCTTTTATAAATCAGGGACAACTCAGGAAGTCCGTACTGGAAGCAGATGATGCGACACTGGTGAAGAGATTATTTCAAGATCCAGATATACAGGCATCAGATCAGGCAGAGCAACAAGCTGAAGAAATCGGAATATTGAGACTAGGATTCCCTGCACAAGTTAAGCCTGCTGATGATGATCTGGTACATATCCAGACAGTGATGCAATACATTCAACAGAGAGCACAAGAAGGGGCAGCACCTGAGCCAATAGAAGGGCAGATGTTGCAACAGCACTTGGCTGCACACGTTAATCAGTTGAAGGAAAAAGACCCGAAAGCAGCTACAGAAATTGAGCGGGATCTTAATGACTTTTTTGAGCAAGCAGCTCAAGCAGCGAATAATGAACAAGCTAATGCAGAAATGGCGAACGCTGAGGGCGTTCAACCGGAACAACGGATACCCGAAACCCCAGCAGTGGAGTGATCAGGATACGGAAGCACTCAGAGCTTTCTTCGGTTCAACAACAGGCCAGAAGTTAAATAGTTCTTTATTGTCGTTGCACTTGCATCAAATGGAGAAACTAATATCCAGCAGCAAGGCTAATCTCGCTTATGAAGCAGGTTGGGCTGCAGGTTTTAAGGGTGCTCTGGCATCTATTGACGGGCTAATGGTAAGACAACCAGAAAAAGCTCCAATAGAAGAAGGAGTCACAGATGATCTTGGTTGGTTATTGAACCCTAGAACTAATTAGAATTTATGTCTGAAACTGAAACAGTACAAGCTGGTGAGGTAGAAATCACACGCGAACAGCTATTAGGGCAGATTGCTGAAATAGATGGCACTGCCCCCGCGAGTGATACTGCGAGCACCCCAACCTCTGACAACGCAGCGGAGGAACCAACTAGCGAGACGGTCAACGTAGAAGACAAACCCAAGGAAGAAGCTCCTGAACCTAAAGAACAGGTGGAACCTTCTGAGGAACAACCGAAATCGAAATACTCCAGAGCTAAAAAAGCCCAAGACAGAGCTAATAAAAGCTGGAAGGAAGTAAACGCAGCTAAAGAAGAATTAAAGCAAGAACAAGCAAGGCTGGCACAAGAACGCCAAGAGCTTGAAGCTAAGAAATCAGATGCGTTCTCAGATATTCAGCAGCGAAAAGAAGCGGCACAATTTACTCCTGATGACTATGAGCAAATCGCTCAGGAATATCGGGAGGAAGGTCGTGACGATCTCGCAGAGTTAGCACTTCAAAAAGCTAAAACAGCAAAGGAAACGATCCAGCAGCAGGAAGTCCTTAACGCGCAAAGGACAGTAATGGAACAATGGGAGGCAAATTTGAGCCAGCAAGTGAAGGACAATCCGTCACTACAGGATCAAGACTCCGAACTGTATAAATTCACTTCTGAATTGCTTGATAGAAAGAAGATTTTGGCAACGTACCCAGAAGGGATCAATGATGCAGTGGAAGCTGCTAAACAGTTTATTAAGGCTAAAAGAGTTGATACCTTGGAAGCTGAAAACTCCAAGCTTGCCCAGCAAGTGGAAGAGTTAAACGGCAAACTACAAATAAACGGAACAACCGTTGACCAATCGGGTAGATTGGAATCCTTCAGTAATATGAGTACAGACCGACAAAGGGATGAACTTCTAAAAATGGTGAAGGATCACGATCAACGGGGTGCAGTTATTAACTTATAAATAAAATAGAAAAATGGCAGGAATTACAGATACCTCATCAACTGGTATTAGCAACAGTTTACAGGCGTATTTCAGTAAAGAACTATTAAAGCAAATAGTTCAAAATATCGTTCTAGAGCAGTTTGCCAAAAAGCAAGCTCTTCCAGAAAAGGCGGGGAAAAACTCAGTTAGGTTTTTCCGTTATGTAGAACCGAGTACGTCAGACGTTAAAGACCTTGCTCAAGGTGAAGGTTGGGATAACTCAGGGACTCCTACAGCTTGGGGCAAGTCAGGATACAAGGAAATGACCCTTCAGTATGTTGACGTAACACTCAGCCAATACGGTCAGGTGATTGGTATTTCTGATCTACTTACAGCTCAGGAATTATTTAATCATATGGAGCAGGCTACTACTGTTAACGGTCAGGACGCAGCTCTACATTTGGACACTAAGATTGCATATACTCTAGGTGATGACACCACAATCACTTCAGGAACTACAATCACAACTAACAAGATCAGCCGTTTTGCTGGTGCTTCAGCTTATTACTCAGCAGCTCCTACATCGTCTCAGGTGATGACAGGTCTTGAGTTATTGGACACAGCTACAGCTCTGAAGGTTAACAATGCTCCAACCACTAACGGCTATTATACTGCTGTTGCTGATCCAAGAGTATTGCGTGATCTGCAGAATGATTCAGATTGGATTAGTTCCCGTCACTACGGTGATCCTGATGCAATTATGAAGGGTGAAGTCGGGCGTTATGCAGGAATCCGCTGCATCGAAACGACTAATTCTTATCAGACTGAACACGGAAATGCTACTAAGCGAGTCACTTACAACGCAACAGGTGGAGTTTACTCTACATTTGTCTTTGGTGATCAAGCCTTTGGCACTGTAGATTTAGCTTCTCAGAGTCCTTATGCTCCTAAGATGTCTATTGCTCAGGGACCGGACAAAACTGATCCACTAGCACAGCTCACCACTGTTGGCTTCAAGACCTACTACGGTCAGAAGATCCTACAGCCGAAATTCTTGGCTCAGGTTTATAGTGGTACAAACTACAGCTAAGATTATTAACCACTGGGAGGGGGTAATTCCCCTCCCGGTTTATACTTATGCCAAACGTAATGATACCAGTAGCCAGCCTTCAAATGGCAGGCGAGGAGGGTGAGGTTCTCTCACCTGAAAAAGGTGATGCAGTTTCCTTCACTATTGAAGGGACTGTCTCAGAAATGGACGGGGATATGGTCGAGATTGCTATGGAAACTGTCAACGGAGAGCCTGCTTATCCAGCAGAGGAATCTGTTGAAGAGATGGAAGTAGTTGAAGAAGGACCTAGCCGCGATGAACTAATGGCAGAGATGGTAAAAATCGACGCTGAAGGAGGAATGTAAAAATGCCAATAATTGGAAAAGCACTAGAAGGCCGACAGTATTCAACTGACGGAGGAAATAACAACGCAAAGACAATTGCTATAGAAGCCCCTAACGGAGACACCTCTACAGCACAGTCAGCAACTCCTTTCTTGGAGTTTACAAATGCAAAAATTGACGGGTCCGATAAAGACGGATCTACAAATCTCACAACTTATGCAGTTTCTGGTTTAACACCGGGAGGAACTGATGTTGAGGGAGTTCTTATTAGTATAAACGGGGTTCAGTATTGGATACCTGTTTACAAGGCTGATTAATGCCTTTGTTAGATTATAGGAATGTTGAGACAGGTGAGGTTAGGGAAATCCTAGCCTCTCCTGATCTTGATAGTTTTGAAGAAGGAGGCCAGAAGTGGGTGAAGGTTGATGTACCAACCAGTTTCAGCTTCGGAGGCCAACAAAAACCACTCTCTCCTAAAGAACAGATTAAAAGATCTTGTAGATCTGCAGAGATGAAATCAGGAGGGTGGAAAAGTCGCTACACAAAGCGGCAAATGAAAAAGATTTGGAATTTATAAAAAATGAGTAGACAAAACGATGTTCTCCACAATTTCGGAGCAACAACTAACGAAGAATTATCTGTTGCAACTAGCAGCACTGTTCCAGCAAATACAGATTTAAGAACAGAATGTTCTCCTGCATTTTTGCTATTGCAGAATGTTGGAACTGTTCCGGTCTACTACAGACTGACACTACAAAACGACGCTCCTAATTCTTGTTCTACTGCAAGCGGAAAATACACAGGAATTTTAGCAGCTTGCACTTCAGACGAAGACGGAACTGGGGGTGCTATTACATTTGCAGGATATACCGGAGGTTTGGCTTTTTGCACAGCATCAGGAACCGGCAAAGTGAACATCGCATTTAGCGGTAGATTAGGAGAATAAAATGGGGATAGCCAACATTATAAACGTCACTGGATCGGCTGGTGGCGGCGAAATAATTCGGGAGTTAAGTAATAGCTCAGACGGGCAAGGACTGCATTTGAATGGAACTGCAGGAACTATTCCGTTTACGCCTGTCAACTTAGGGACTAAATATAGTTTTGAGTTTGTAGTCAAAGCCGACTCGTTGAGTGGTGCGGCGAACGCCAATTATTTGGTAGCGTTTCAAAGCGGGGGTAATGCAATATTTGGACACAATAGTGGCAATTTAAGTTTTTATAGCGTTGGGGCTTGGTACTCGCTTGGCGTCAATCCGTTAAGCGATTTAAAAGTTCACCACATTGTTTTAACGATAGACGGCACAACAGCAACTGTGTTTGACAATGGAAATCAAACTGGAACTGTAACAATTGCGATGAGTGATATAGACAGTTGCTCAACCGCAGCTATTGGATCAAATGCGGCAGGAAGTGCTGGTTTTTTCAACGGTTCACTGTACCGAGCCCGATTCTACAACAAAGCACTTACACAAGCAGAAGTAGACAATGCTTATCAACGTGCTGATGTTGATTTTGCAGACCAGTACGGTAGTCAGACCTCTTTAGTAGACGCTAATGCTTCTACGTTTGTTGGAACATCAACTTACGGCTGGGTCAAATACGGTAACAATACGATTGCCAATACTAGCAATCAATTGGTTGTCACATATGTAGACAATTCACAAGGTGCTTACAACTATCTAAAAGATTCAACCGACCTAACAACAAATTTAACTGTTGGCAAAAAATACAAAGTACAAATCGATGCTAAATATGCTGGAGGTTCTGCGGGTGCTTATTTGCAAGTTTATGACGGAGCAAACTATATTGACGCATCCGTTTTAACAACTTCACTGACTACTTATTATATCGAATTTACTGCACAGCACGCAACTAACGTGCTTGTTAAGGTTAGAGATTTAAGTGAGAGCAATGTCATCACACTTGATAATTTTTACGTCTACCGTTGCGGAGCAGTAACAGATTACGACCTAGCATTTGCTAATCCAACGCAGTCGCTGATGGTGCAGGACAGAGCAGGAGCCGCAGACGGAACTGCTTCAGCGACAGGAGTTTTACAGACGCAGAAGATTGTTCAGTTGAACAGTACGAGTGCAAGAATTGGAACAACAGCGGCTACTCCAGCCGATGGGGATTTAATTGTCGGCAGTGACATTGGCGTGGGGATTGCGCCTTCAACTCGAGTACATATAAGTGATAACGGAACAGCAAGTTATTCAACGAGTGCTGCCCCGACGGCTCAAGTCAAAATTGATACATCAGGTAACACGAATAGTGCGTACACTAGTATGATGCTTGGAACTCGAGGCTCTTCAGGGACAGGTAGAGGCGTTTATTTAACCGCCGTTCCAGATGGTGATGGCGACAATGCTTTAGCAGTGTCCACAGCCGACAATTACAACACTGCTGAAAGATTTAGAATAAGCGCGTCTGGAGATGTCTCAATTAATGCCGCTGGAGCAGACCAAAAAAGAAATTTAAACATTCACGGAACTAATGGCGCGAGTGAACTTTATACGCTGAACATAGAAGCCGATGGAGCTAATGCAATGGCCAATTTCAAAATTGGTCAAGGAGGAGGTGCTGCGACTACTAAAATGTCGATTTCTTCGACGGGAAATGTCCAAATCGGTTCGGGAACTTTAGCGAGCATAGGAGACGGGCCGACACTTGGATTAGTAGGAGATGCACCAGAAATTACTTTGCGAGATTCAGCGTCAGGAACTCCGTACTCAATCGTTAGAACAAATGATAGCGGCGATTTAGTGTTAGAGGCAGACCGTGGAGATAATGCAGCAAATTCTAAAATTGACTTCTGGGTAGATGGGGCGAGCAGAGCAACTATAACGGGTTCTGGAGGTACTGCATCAATTCGCGGCGAAAACAGTATCACACTGGCCAATGATGCTACTACTTCTTTTGAAGGAGCTAGTGCATTAATTGCTGTCTATGACACGGCGGGGCAAGGAGCTTTGTTCTATAGCGATTATGCTGGTTCAGCGGTCACTAAGTTAGGTGGCGATGCGCATTTTAATAACTCAACAAGCTCAGGAACCGTTCGTATTTTTTCAGCGGCAAATGACGCTACAGTCACAATAAGAAATTATGCAGGGTCAAACAGAACCATTAAAATAGTTACTTTAGGTATGTAATTAAAAAATGAAATATATAATCAAAACATTTCAAGACGAAGACGACAAAAAGCGAGTAGGCTTTGAGGTCAAAGATTCTAAAGGCAACAAGTTTGCTATTGACAAAGTGGTTCCTAATTCTGGGACAGATGAGGAGATAATTGCAGCAGCTCAAGATGCAGCACAGCCAGAGATTGACGCTTGGCAAGCTCAGTTTGCTGTTATAGGGCAAGTATGGGATGCGGACTCTCATTCGTTTGCACCAGAACCGGAACCAATCGAGGAACCAGTAGAAGAATCTAACGAGTAGAATAATGATCGAAATAAACACAATACCTACAGCAGAGCTAAACGTTTCTAAAGTAGCAGTATCACTTAACTCAGCCCAAGAATTTGGAATGCAATTTAGCGTAGTTGGCTGGGGTAAATTCAAGAATGCAGAAGGAGAAGATGTCTGGGGAACCAACCCACTAGTTTCAACTTTACTGAATGTGACTGGAGAAGCTTGGGACGCTTGGGGATCAGACAAAGATGACGCTACCTATATTGGCGATTTAGCTTTATCCCAGCTTGGACTACAGAGAGATCCTGATGCTGTTATCGAAGTTGAAGAGACTCCAGTAGTAGCACCAGCGGAAGAATCTGATAACGCAGAAGAAGCCTCTGATGATTCTGAGGAAACAACAGAAGAGGCGGCAGAATAAGCTGCTAGTTTTTCTGGTTTGTTTATTAGATATATTAGTGGGGGGATTTGGGTGAACCTTGATGACTTTAAGGTGCTGGCTAGTGCCACAGTGGGGATAGGAAACTTGATGCTGGAAATAGATCTTATTCTGAAATGCGGAGTGAGCTTGGCCAGTTTGGTTTATATTATTTTGAAGATAAGACAGTTAATAAAAAAAGGATAAAAAGATGTGGAAAAGTAAGACAGTTTGGGCGGCGTTGACTTCCCTTTTGGGGGCAGCAGCAGCAGTGGCAACAGAGGAGGCATCACTAGCTGAGGGATTGCATATCGCAGTAACAGCTATTTTAGCAATCTTCCTTAGACACGGTGTAGCAAAGACACAGGACGCAGCAGAGGCAGCCGTTGAAGCAGCTTCTAGCATTACTCCAGCCCCAAAGAAAAAAGCAGCTACAAAGGCTTAAACTATGGGAACCTATTTGACCAAGGGAACAACCTTTACAACTGGTGACTCAGTTACGGCTGCCTCCCTAAATAATTTAGTAGACAATGCCACTGTAACGGCTGGCTCAATAGGTTCAACAGAGTTAGCTACTAACGCTGTAACTGCTGACAAAATCAGCACTGCATCACCTCAACCTGTTACTACAGGAACAATCAGGAACAATGCAGTAGACAACACCAAGCTGGAGGATATGGGATCTCAGACTGTTAAGGTTAGAGCAACCAACAGCACAGGAGATCCTTCCAACTTGGCAATGATAGGAGGAGGATCAGACGGATCCTCAAAGTTACTTGTAGGAACAAGTGACAGCATCAATGCAGTAGTAGCTGATGAGTTTAAACTGGTTAACAGCAGTGATGCCAACGTAACCAACAATACAGCAGCAAAACTAAGGCTACACACAACAGCTATAACAGGGCAGACAGATCTGACATCAGGCAGTCTAGATATGGACAACGACAGACTTCTGATATTCGACGAGTCTCCTGCAGGACTAGCAAAAGTTTCTCCTAAGAAGTTAATACAAAGTTTACCAGCATTAACAACTACAAGCGGGGTCGTTCGATTAGCTACAGCAGCAAGAGCTATTAATCCAACTACTGCAGGGACTGATGACGCTGATGTTTTAACAGTTAACCAAAGTAGTGCAATGCTGATTAAAGCCTTTGCCCACATTATACTAGATTCCTCTGACAACATAACTATAGAGAATCCTTTTAATATTTCTGGTATAACCAGAATTGATGAAGGAAGATTTACTGTAACATTTCAGGAAGCATTACCGGGGGTGAAGTATCACGTTATAGGAAACGGGTTTGAATTGGCTATAGGACAAAATAATCGCTACGGGCAGATAGCGAAAGCAGTAAACAAAACAGCTTCATCTTTTGAACTCAGAACTGAAGAGGTTTACTCAGATGCTTCACCTAAAGATCCTCAAGGGGGTTTCACGTTTCAAGTATTTGGTTTAGGAACTGCCTAATGACACTTTTACAAATAGCCACATACATCTGCAATCTGGTTGGTAAAACAGACAGTACAAGCATAACCAGATGCAAGGAGTATGTTAGGCAACATCATCAGTTAATCTATGATTCAGCTCTTTGGCGTGAAAGCCTTGTAGTTGATCGAGTAACAACTGAACCAGACGGCAGGATCATCTACCTTGAATTAACAGACGGAGGAAGTGGTTACACTTCAGCTCCTACTGTTGGATTTACAAGCACAACAGGAAGCTCTGCAGCAGCCACAGCTAAACTGTTTAATGATTCAGTTGGTGAGATTGTTCTTACTAATGCAGGCCAGAACTACGAAGACAATCCTACAGTAACTTTTACAGGTGGATCTGGATCAGGGGCAGCAGCTACAGCCTACGCTTCAGGATACAGTGATCAGTTGATTTTACCGCAGAACATTTCACAAGTGTTGGCAATAACAGCAGACAATGAAGAACTCATCCCTTCCGAAATCATCACGCAGTTTATGGCAGATCCGTCATCAATTAACGAGAAAGGAACTGCTAATAAGTTTTCTGCTATTTCCTCTGTGGGTATTAATTTTAATCTCGTTAACGGCGATCTTTACTTTGAGGCAGTCGATGCAGCAGATGCTGGGAAGAAGATCGAAGTAGTAGGGAAATTGAAAGGTGATCCTGACAGAATTTATAAGGAAACAATCACCTTGGCAGCAAGTCCTTCAACTAATGTAACCTTTGAAAGTTATTCTGAGATTACATCTTTGTCCAAGGAGGAAACTACTGACACTATTATCGTAAAGAACATTACAGGATACGATAAGTTCTACTGGAACGCTTGGGAAACCAAGTCTGAGTTTCAGAGAGTCAGATTATACAACAGGCCAGAGTATGATTCTACTGGACCGATACAGTTGACAATTTTAGGGAAGAAAAAGATTAGGCCACTAACGGCTGACACAGATGCTCCGATGATCAGCGGAATAGATAACGCACTGATCAAATACGGTACTGCAGATATGCTAAAGAGGCAGAGACAGTACGGAAAGGCACAACTGGAAACTGGTGAAGGGGATAGACTCCTAGCAGTGGCCAGAGATGCAGAAACAAATCAAACAGCTAAAATTATGAGGATCATTCCAGAGGATCTCTCAGGAGCATATACCCGAAATGATTTTAGTTTCTAAAAATGCCAGTCTATTTCAATGATGCAGTTGACGACACTCTGCTGTACGATCGGCAGGCCAGTTTTATAGGTGGCCAAGTCTCTAATTTCAGGGAGAACCTTTTAAACGAGTCTCAAGCTGAACTGATTAAAGATCTAGCCCCAGAGATTAACGGGGTTCTTAAAACAAGAAGAGGCTTTCACAGGTTTGCAAATCTTCTAGGCAGCACCAGCAACAGCACAAACGTACAAACACTACACTTCTTTGACTCTGACAGCAGAGAAAGAGTGATAGCTGCAGTAAACGGATCTCTCTACGAAATTGAGAGCAACGGAACAGTAACAGCTATTAGTGCAGTGGCTGGATCAATGAGTCCTGCAACTACTCCTGCATATATGTGCCAGATAGCTGATAAGATGTACTGGAGCAGTGATAGCAGTAGTAATAAGATATTTGAATTAAAGTATTCTGGAGGTGCTTGGGTTAAAACAGTGGCAACAGATGCAGATCCTTTGAATGCTAAATACCTAATAGCAAACTCAGGAAGAGTTTTTGCGTATGACGAAACTAATAATGATATTTACGTTAGCACTATTCTCCCAAATTTAGCTTCTACGAGCACTTTGTTCACTTTAGGGGGAACTACTATAAATCCGTTCAAAGTAGGCACAGGAGCGGAAACTGTGACAGGAATGTACTCTTGGGTAGGAACTAACGTAGTAGTATTTTGCGAGAACAGTGTTTACTTGGTTGATACTAATCCTTTAACAGCAGCCACAGCTACAGCAGGCAATGCTACAGCTACCTTCACTATTAGGCAGGTTAGCAATAAAAGTGGATGCGTTAGCCACAGGGCTGCCGCTCAGGTTGGTGAAGATCTCTTCTATTTAAGCAAGGACGGAGTAAGAAGTCTAAAGCGTACAATGGCTGAGGAAATGGTAGCCAGCACTGCAGGAGTGATCAGCTATCCTATTCAAGATTTAATAGATTCAATAAACTGGAGTGCAGCAGTTCAGCAGGCTTCAGCAACTTTCTGGAACGGAATGTTTATGCTATCTGTTCCAATACTTAGTAGCACAGTCAACAACTGCCTCCTGATATACAATGTAAACACCAATAGCTGGGGAGGATACTGGCAAGGAAATGCAGACTATAACGTCAAAGCTATTGATTTTGCAGTGCCAGCCTTCAGTGGTTATGCAGAGAAACTTCTGACACTGGACAAGGTTGGCAATGTAATGGAGCTGAGAGATTACGTCTCTCCAGAGAATGCTGTTTCTACAGATTTTCAAGACAACTTTGACGGAAGCAATTACAGAGATACAGCTTGGCAAGCAGTTACAAGAGGCTTGGCTTTCAATGATCAGCTTAGTCCAAAGAGTGGAGACTTTGTGGAATACGAATTTGATAGAAGTAATGCCAAGGTAGACATTCTCCCAATTCTGGACGGAGATGAAGGGGATAGATTGGTAACAAATTTAGAAACAGGATCAGGCCAGATATTTCTTGGCAGTTCTGGAACTGTTACAATAAATAAAACTGCTGGCTACGCTATAGGAGATTACACCTCTTCGGGTATCATTGTTGATGCCTTACCGATTGCAGTAAGTAACGGGCAGACTTTGTTTTTTGCAAACGGAGGAAGGCTCTCTTTAAGTGCATCAGCAGCAGCTACAGCTACAACAATTTACGGAACACTTTACGATGCTGCACTGATTGATAATGAAGAGGCAACTGTAGGGACAAGCTCCACTACACTGCCTTTTACTTTACCAGATGCAAAAGTGAGAAGGTTCAGATACAGCCTCACACAGTACGATCCTTTTAGAGAGCTACAGTTTAAGATCCAGCAGAGCACAGGAGACACCACAGGAAATAAATACGTTGCCTTGAGAAGTATTCAAGCAGGGGCATTTATGGACACTATGGAGGCTGACCAATGAGCTACGAGGATAAGGTAGCAGAAGCTGTAAAACTTTGTGCTGGGGGTAATCGGGAAGCACACCTTTACCTAAATATCATCTGCAAGATAGCTAGGTTTATTGATGACTTGTACGATGATAAAGAGAATTGGAAAGGGTCAGATACTTATGACTTAGCCTTCCTTCTCTTGGTAGAGCTACCAGATAACAGCTTTTTTAATCAGCATAAGCATAACCTCCTTCCTCTGCATTTAGTTTGTCTCAATGCTTGGAAGGATGCCAATAGCTGGGAAGATGCTGGCAAAACTAAGCGTACCTACGCTTTAGTGATTAGAGATACTTTAACAGAATTAGGTTTGATGACCGCCTTCCTCACAGGAGGAAAAGATTATCTTGAGAGTGTTAGTTTAACAGTGAGAGAACTTTTTATAAAAGAGGAATTTTAAATATGGGATTGTATGCACCAGATCCACCGGAGCCACCAGATTACGCAGCAGCGACTAGAGAAGGAGTAGAGTCTGATATTAACAGCTTACCTTTAAGGAAGCTGATTGAAGCAGCAGCACGCCAAGGAACTAAAGTCACTTACACTGATATGAAGGGTAAGGAGCAAACTGTGGACTTTACAGGTTTTGGTGATGTTGATCAATCGAGACAAGAATTAGAATTCGCTGAAGAGTCTGCTGATCGTATGGCAAAAGCTATGCTGAACGTACAGGAAAAGTACGGAGCCGATTTTGTTAAACAACGATTAAAAGAGTTAGAACTATCTGATCCTCAATTTAGAAAGGTTAGAGAATCACTAGGAAAAGCAGCTTTGGAAGATGTTGAGTCTGGTTATGCGCTTGCTCCCGGTATGCGGGAAGAAGTTCAACAAGCTGCAAGAGCTGGGCAAATGGCAAGAGGCAACGTCTTTGGAGCAGCACCAGCAGCAGAAGAAGCTTTTGAAGTTGGCAATGCAGCATTTCGTTTAAGGCAGCAGCGTCTAGCTAATGCAGCCAGTTACTTATCAGGTACAACACCTGTAGCTCAGTTTGGGCAGATCGCAGGAGCACAGCAAGGAGCTGCGGGATTCAATCCTATGGGGATTAGAAGCGGCATAGGGCAAGATCCAAACGCTGGAGCTAGATCACTAGGGTTAGCTACAAATACATACAATAATCAGTTTCAGGATTATATGAACCAACAGCAGCAAGGTGCTGATATGTTCGGATCTATAGTTGGACTTGGGGCTGGTGCATTAACTGGTGGGCTTCTTGGATCTATGGGCGGCGGTGGAGCTAAAGGGTTCAGAAAAGGAGCATTAGGAGCAATTAGTTAAAAGGAATATCATAATATTATGTCAATGAGCGGAAAAACATTTTTGGCAGCTTTTCAAGTTGGTTCTAGGCTAGTACCTGACGAAATAGACAGGAGAATTAGCAGAAAAAAAATCAATCTTGAAAAAGATCTACTTAGAATTAAAAAAGAAGTAGAAGGTAAAAAGAAAGAAAGAGAAAAAATAGGAGCAGAAAGTTTCAACACTTTTGAAACAGGATTTAATGCTTTAAATTTAAACAGCACAGATTTTCCTTCCCAATATAAAAACCTTGTTTCTAGCAACGTCACAGGGATGATTATGTCTCCAGTTTCTAAAGCTAAATTTGAGGAAATTGATAAGATGGTGAAAGAAAATGCTATCTATAAATCTTTTGTAGATGCTGAAAACGAAACGGCTGAAGCAATCCAAAACTGGAACAAAAGGAACCCTCTGAAACGCATCACTGATTTAAACAACACTCCTCCAGATATATTAGCTGCAGCAAATGACGCTTATAAAGAAGAGAAAAAGGAAGAAGAAAAAGAAGCTTTAAGAAGCAAGCTTGAAACTGAAGGGGCAGTCAAAACTGAACTAGAAGATCAAGCTGCATTTAATTTGTTTGTTAAAGAAACAGGATCAGACTTCAAGCCAGAAGACTTTAATAAACCTGAAGCTCAGAATGCTATGAGGGTTCACAATCAACTTAAAGAAGTTGAGGAACTTGTAGTAGAAGCAGGAACAGAAGGGATTCCAATTCTTAGAAAACTAGCTATCAAGGAAGACGGTACAGGATACAGCAATCTGGTGGATGTTAAGTCTGCACTTCAAGATGTTATTAATGAGAATAAAAAAAGTGAGAAGCGTTCTGGGAAATCATTATCTGAAGCAGAAGGAAACTCTCTTATGTATTCTGAAAGGATGCGTTTCAATAATAAGACTATTGATCAGATGTTTATTGAAGGAGCTGCTGCAGAAGAAAGAGGGGAGAAAAACTCATTTTCTCCTAATAAAGATTTTATAAACGGATTAATAGCAAAAGCTACACAGGATAGTGACTTTAGTATAGGGAATGCTCTTCTGGATGATGATTTTCAAATGTACAAAGTTGCTGCTGATAACTTTATCAGGGCAGTTCTTCGTAAAGAATCAGGTGCTGCTATAGCTGCCAATGAATATATTGGAGCTTTCAGGGATTACCTTCCTCTTTACGGAGATAGCGATAGAGTTGTAGAACAAAAAAGAGATCTAAGAAGAGGAATCACTAATACTATGAGAAAAATCTCAGGAGTTCCTTGGGACGATTCAGAGTTTAAGGATGCCCCTCTTAAATTTCCTAGTCTCCAATCTGCTAACGATTTTAAAGCAAAAGGTTGGCTACTTGAGGGAGATACTGCTGAGTATTACGATGAGGCTAGTAAACAGTACATTCCTTTCACAGTAGGCAAAGCAAAGCCTAAAAAGAAATAGGTAAACAATGGCAAAAGATGATCTAAAGATTATTGAGCAGCCAGTAGTAGATGATGAGCTAATCATTATCCCAGATCTCAATAAGGCTTACGAGGCCAGAAAGCCACAGCCTTCTACAACTTCTCAACCGAAAGTAGATCTAGGATTAGATCTTGAAATACTTCCTATCAAAGGAGCAGAGAGAAGTCTTGGAGACGATGAGCTTTTCAGGAAGATAGATGAAGATGTCTTCTACCGACCAACTGATGCAGAGCTGGATAAGTTTTTAGAATACAAAAAACGAAACCCTAATAGTTCTGTAGATTTTATTAAGGGAGCTTGGGATGCTGGTTGGGGAGTTCTTGGAGAACTTGGTGCAGGAGCTAAGGCAATCGCATCAGAACCTCTAAAGAGCTTGGACTTTTTTACAGCAGAAGGTTGGGAGAGAAAATCTGCTAATATATCTGAAGGATTTGCAAGAGCTACTTGGGATCTTGGTGTACTAGGAAGAGAGTTCAATGAACTGTTTGGAAGGCTTAGGGATGACGAGCTAAGGGAAGAGATGCAGGATATGAAACTGCGACAATCTAATCCTGATTGGAAACCGAAGGGATTTATGGGAGGGGAATCTCAGCTTACCAGTGAGCAAAAGGAAAAGATGAGGACAACCTTTGCAACCAGTTACATCAAAAGCCGCATTAAGGATGATCTGGAAGATATAGCAGACACAACTAACAACTTTCAGGATTCTGATGATATAATTAAAAAACAATTTAAGAGAAAAGGATTAGCTTATATTGAGGGGGCAGACCTTAAAAGAGATTACACAACTGCCAACTACATTGACAACGTCCTCAGTGATAAAACTAAACAGAATTGGATTAAAGATTTTCCTAGCTGGATAAAAGGCAGGGAAAGAGATCGCTGGAGAAAAAGCAGATACCTTTTAAAAGTTGCTGAAAGAGCAAGAGCTGGAGATCAAACAGTTCTAGGGGAATTTTTTGGAAAAGAGTTTGATGAGAAATTTAGGAAGATAGTAAACCCACAAGTAGCAACTTTATTAAGTTATGCAGGCGGCCCTCCAGAGATAGCAGCAGCAACAGCTACAAAAATCCCAAGGAAAGCTTTAACTGCTGGGACAAAAATGGAAGCACTCAAGTCTGCAGGTAATGTAGTCTTTGACCCTCTTCAGGTTGCCCCAACTGTTTCAGGAAGGGTTGCAGAAGGAGCAGGCAAGGCTGCTAAGTACACAGGAGAGAAACTTGAAAAGTTCGGGGAGTACGTTACAGAAACTCCTGCAAGAGCTGCCACTGTTGGGGGATTACTTGGAGCTGCTGCAGCTAGGGATCTTTCATCTATTCCTTACGGAGCAGCCGCAGGAGTAATAGAGCAGAGAGTAGGAGTGATTCCTCTAGCAGGAAAAGCACTGCAGAGAACTGGAGAAGCAGCTCAAGCTATAGGTGAAGTAGTTGGCAGACCGGGAGGCACAGAAGGAATTTTAAAAGCAGCCAGCAGAGTAGCCCCAAGTGAAGAGACGGCCAAAAAGTTAAATCAACTTAGTGTCTTAGATCCTGCTATTAATTTAGTTTCAGATTTAAGTAAGGGAGCAGGAGCAGGAGCTTTCACAGGATTAGCTCTTACATTGCCTTCTGAAGATGCTCAGAAAATAGGGGGAGGATTCGGGGGAGGTTTGGCAGGTGGATTTACTGGTGCAGGAGCTACTCGTTTTTTATCGAAAGGGGCATTACTTAAAGCTCAACAGTTAAACGATTGGGAACAGTTCAGGAAGAGGCTTTCACCTAAGCAGATTGAAAGCATTAAAAAGTATGCTCCTGATATTGGGAAAATGGGGCAGGTAATGAACCAGATCAGAATGATCGAGGGAGCTATTACCCCAGAAGGAAGAGGAAACGTAGATTATGATTTCCTTTCTCCTGCAGAATTTGAAAAAAGATTTGGAGCAGCTAGAGGAGTTGTAGTATCAGGCAATAGGGTTAAACCTGAGATCATTATTAATACAGGCTGGCAAGGGCCGAATAGTATGTTTCACGAAGCTTGGCACGCTATGAAGAAATTTGCTGGAACTCTTGAAGAGGTAAAGGTTGCAGGAGAAGGAAAACAGGAAGTACCTGTATTGAAGCCTTACCTTGAAAAGGTACAGACTCTTTTATTTGGACAAGAACTAAACGGCAAACAAGTTGTAAAAGGGTTGTTTGATAAAGAAACAATCTTGGGAGACTTTGCTGAACAGTACACCAAAGAAATGACTCCTGAGCAGATTAAAACTTGGGAGCAACAATTTAGCCAAGACCCAGTAACAAAAGAAAAATTTACACCAGAACAAGCAGAACAAAATAAACTGAATTATCTTATGGAAGAGCTGGAGGCTGAAAGCTTCCGGTATCTAATGAGCGGATCAGATCCAAGAGGGATAGCATCAGGTCAAAGAGGTCTTAAACAGTTGTTTATTGATCATATGCTTTTATCTGAGCACAGCAAAACCCTAAGAGGAATGAAGAAGGCACTGTCTTCTGTAGGAATCACTTTTAAAGGATCAGGTCAGCCTTCAGATATATTCTTCCAGAAAGATAAAAAAGGCAGATACAAAGGACTAACAAATAGCCCAGAGCTAAACGCTGCTTTGCGGGATTATGTAAGAGCTTGGGAAGGATTACAGTACAGAACTAGATACATTGATGAAGTTGATCCTTCTGGTTTTCAAATAGGAGGGAAAGGAGTAGCTGGTAGTAAAGTTGTAGAATTTCAATTAAAGAAAGCCGAGAATGATTTTTTAAGAAATCACTTTAGAAGTTCTGATATAATAAAGAAGGACGAAGACGGTGAAGTTTTAAAAATGCCAGACGGCAGTATTAAATTGTTGAACGAAGGGCAGATCAGAAAGCTGCAAGAAAATAGAGCAAATTTAATTAAGGAAGCTTTAGAGAATACAGAAGACCCTAACGGAATGACTCCCGAAGTTCACAAAGACGGAGAGGTATCATTTAAAGGAGTTCCTACAGCCAGACAACTGGATGCTATTGATAAGATCCCTAATAATATTCTTACACCTAACCAGAAGCAGATAATCAGGGAAGTCAGCACAATGATGTCAGACGATCCCGGTGCTCCTCTTCAGTTTCTTTATAATGCTGCAATAGGAAAAGGTAAGAGATACAGCAGCAGTTTAAGCAGCAGCCACAGGGTAGCTGTTCCTCTTGGATTTCACGCCAGCAAAGCTCAGAACTTTTATTTCACAGCTTTAGATCTTGGAGCTTATCACAACAAGCTGAAAGCTTGGGCTGACGATAGCAAGAAGGCACTCCACAAAGGAGGGCATAAAATGGAGCTGTGGGATAAAGATGTTAAATCTTTTGAAGCAGATCTATTCAAGTATCTGGAGAATCACAAGAAAGGTATTGAAGGAGAGACAGGACTAGATCCTGATCCAAAGGTGGCAGAACAGAAGAGAAATGTTTTAAACGACTTCTTCAATATAAACAAAGGAGAAGAAGGAGAAGGCAACTTCAATCCTATTGCTGCAGCCCGAAGAGCAACAGATCCAAAGACAGGCAAGCAGAAGAAGAGAGCCTATCAAAGCTTAGAGAATTTAATTAGATCTTACAGGCTGGACAGAGTTCTGGATGAAGAGTTTGGGAAGTCACTTAGCTACTCACTTGGTAAACGTGTACCAATGAAATCACAGAGAGATTTTTATGAGAAACAGCTAGAGAACTTTATGACTCTGCCAAAAGGAGAAGAGGGTGCTCGCTTTATGCCGCCTCCTGCTCCCACTACTCCACAGTTCAAACGCTTCTTTGAAGGAAGCAAAGTAGTAGACAGTAAAGGTGAGCCTTTAGTTGTTTATAGTGGACACGGAAACACAGAACTATACGGAACAAAGTACAACAAGAACAAAGGAACCTCTGGAGGTTTCTATGCAACTGAAGACCCTTCTGTAGCTTCAAGTTACGCTAGAGGTAAGATAGGAGACAGAGAATTTTACGAAGACGGAAGCGAGTACCGTTTTCTAAACAAAAGCGGCAACTATAATAAAAAGATTTGGCAGATAGAACTAACACCTGAACAACAAGCAAAAGCTAAAAAGTTTCTAAAAGAAGAAGCTGGTCTTGATGTAGATAAGTATTGGGAAGAAAACGCTAGATATGACCGAGAGGCAAACAGGGCGAGGCTGACAGGAGGAGTAAGGAGGCTGTCTAATGTTTTTAAGTTTATGGAATCTATGGGAGATACAGCATTAAGATCCACTAACGAGACTGTAAAATTTGAAGATAAAAATCCAAGTGATCCTAATGTAAGAGCTATGCAGGATTTGGAAAATCAAGGCACTACTCGCTTTGAGGATCTACTGAATGAAATAGGATTAAAATGGAACGCTTTTGATAGAAAACAGCCGGGAGTATTTCCTTTATACCTTTCTATTAAGAATCCTCTAGATGCTAATAAGCCTTTTCCTGAAGATGTTTTAACAGCTTTGAAAAAGTCTGCATCCAGAGAGAGGCCGAAGCTTGAAGGAGAGTATTGGACTAAAGATCTGTCGATGAAGGAGTTTGTCAATGAGATAGAGAAAGGGAGCGAATACTGGTCTACTCAAGTACCTACAAAGGCCAAGAAGATTTTCCAAGAATTTGGTTATGACGGCATTAAGGAGCTAGGCAACAAGAAGGGAGACGGTGAACGTCAAACTAATTGGATAGCTTTTGAACCTGAACAAATTAAATCAACATTAAACAGAGGAGAGTTCAGTCCTGAGAATCCTGATATTCGCTTTATGCCATCTCCTGCAGAAGGATACAAAATAAACAGAACAGATTCCGATATAAAAACTTTTGATAAAAGTGTTAGATCTCAACTGCCTTCTTTTATTGACAGAAATAACAATCCTAAATTTACTGAGAAAGTTGACAGGGAAGGGTATGATAGAAGTTTCCACCTTAATCTTTTAGCTGACAGGGTTTTAAACGAATACTTCAATAATGAACCTGACTTAAGGGTTCATAGTAATGTTGTAAAAGCCCAAGGGGGAGAAAAAGCTGCTCAAGAATATTACAGCACTCAAGCCTTCAAAGATTATCAAGGAATAGGATACAACGAGGCAGCAAAAAACAAGGAGCTGATGTACCCAGAAATCAAATCTTTATTTGCTGATTTCTTCACAAGTCTTCCTGAAGGAATGAAAGGACTTGATGCAAGAACAGGAAAAGAAATTAATCCTGTTCAAGTTTCATTAGATTTCTTTGGGAAGGGAGAAGTCAGACCGATTGATAATATTCTTGATGACATCAGCAACTTGGTTACTTCACTAGATCCAAGGAGATCCCGCCTTTCTAGAGACGTTTTAGGTTTAGCTGATATAGCAAGAGAAGCGGGGGCTGATGTTTCTCAAGGAGTTATTGATAAGCTCTATAAAAAAGCTGAAGGAATGACTAAGGCAGAAGCTAACGAAGCTAACGCTAAAGTGATGTCAAAATTTCCTGAGTTCTTTGATAAGCAACAATCTCCGAAAGGTGTAGATGTTTATAAAAAGATAGATCCAGATCAAGACGCACGCTTTATGCCAGCACCAACCTTCTTCTCTAAAGCAGAGAGAGCAGTGGAAGGAGCAAAGGCTGGCATCTTTAATAAGGAAGGATTAGCTACTGTAGATCAAGCTAAGGCACTACTGCAGAAGAATGCTCCACAGACAGAGCTAGAGTGGAGTGGAGTTCTGGACTATCTGGATCTGCAGAAGGAGCAGGGAGGCAAAGTCTCTAAAGACGATCTTCTGAACTACATTAAAAGCAACGGTGTAGAGATTGAGGAAGTGATAAGAGGGGAGGGAGAGCAGGAGAAAACCGTATTTAGAGCAGATGAAAATATAGGAGGAGGGCCTGCAACTCTTCCCGGTGGAGAGAACTACAGGGAACTTGTTTTGAAGCTGCCAGAAGGATCATTAAAAGAAGGAGAATCAGAATACTTCCCAACACCTTCTGGCCACAGATTCCCAGAGGACAACATATTAGCTCACATTAGATTTACAGATAGAACAGATGCAGACGGCAAGAAGATGCTATTTCTGGAGGAGGTTCAGTCTGATTGGAATATTGAAGGAAGAGAAAGAGGATTTAATAAACCTAGATCAGCTAAAGCAACTAGAGAGCTAGGAAAACTAGAAGAAGAAAAGAGGCAGCTAGTAAATAAGTACGGATCTTTTAATCACCCTGAGATTATAGCTATAGACACTAAGATCAGGGATTTTGAGTTTGAGAATCAGCCAACAATCACAGGAGCACCAGATATGCCTTACAAAGGTAGCAAGTGGGAGGATCTAACAATGAAGCGGATGATCCGGTACGCAGCAGATAACGGCTACGACAGACTAGGCTGGATCACTGGGAAGGATACTGCTGAGAGGTATAATCTGAGTAAGAAGGTTAATGACCTTTATTTTAACAAAAACGAAGATAACACTTATGATGTTAAAGTTAATACAGTCGAAGGTGAAGAGGTTGATGTTGGAACAGGTTTAACTGCTGATAAACTTAAAGATTTTATTGGTAAAGATATTGCTAATAAAATTGTAAATACTGAACTTGGAACGCTTCCAATAACAGAATTGGAATCAAGAACTGGAGACAGAGGAAGACCTAAAAAAACATATTGGAACACTCTTTCAGGAGAAGACTTAAATATAGGAGCACAGTGGGCAAAGAACCTCTACGACAAAAGCCTTCCTTCCAAAGCTAAGAAGATTACTAAGAAGAAGGGTGCAGTAGGGAGGACGAGGTTAGGGGAAGG